AAGAACTTGGTGTCATACCCTTGCCCATCTACACCTGAAGTAAATGCAGCATCTATCTGTACTGCACCGTCAATGTCCACAGCATCTAGGTTAGTTGTACCATCTATATCAATGTCACCAGATATATCTAAGGCTGTACCTATTAATGTTTGAGTTAGAGTTATCTGTCCATTAGAAGCTATGGTCATTGCGTCTACATCAGATGTTGAACCTATAGTCTTACCATCACCTATAATTATGTCATCTGTAAATGTAGCTATGCCAGTTACACCTAAAGTACCACCTACTGTAGAATTTCCAGTTACACCTAAAGTACCACCTACCGTTGCGTTACCTGTTTGTGTAAGTGTACCACTAATTTCTACGTTGCCATTAATATCAATAAGAGTTGAAGTAATATCTATTTCATCATCAGCAACAATCATTAAATCGCCATCATTAACAGAACTTATACTAATATTTCCATCACGGAACTGAAGTGCCATTGCAGCGTTAAGAAGAAGTCCAGTATCATGTACGTGAGTTAAAGTAACTTCATCATTTGCACCAAACTTTAATACTGCACCATCACTCTGTAAAAGAACGTCATCAGTAATAGTTAAGTCATCTCCTACATTTACATCACCTGAAAAGTGTGCATCTTTAAATTTTAATGAAGCTGTACCTAAATCTATGTCATTAGTTGTAGTGGGTATAATACCACCGTCTTGTATTATTAGTTGTTCTGTACCTGCTATATCGAATCTAATTTTATCTTCATCAGCAGACTCTTCAACCTGTATCTTAGTGTCACCGTCAGCATCTCGCATTGCAGTTATAGGACCACCTTCTGCTGCTGTACCATCGTGTTTATGTCCTGTTGAAGCATGTAGTGCAGCAACAAGTGCATTTAATTCTGCATTAATTGGGGCAGATTTAACAGTAGTACCTGCCTGAATGTCTGCTAGATTTGTTCTTGTATAACCTGCCATTACCTTACATCTCCTAATCCATAAGTAATTGTGAAGCCTTGAATACTGTGGCTTGCATTTGTATCGTCTGTAACATAAGTAAGAGCCAATGCTTTACCTGAACCTGAAAAGGTTACTGATTCAACTGGTGATGGATTACCATCATAAATATCTGTTGTATCAAAAACTGCTATATTACTACCACTATCATAGAAAGCTCCAGGTGCTGTATTAATCATACTAAGGTTGTCTGGTGTACTAATATCTGTATTATCATAATCATAAGTAACTGACAAAGCTATTTCAAAGTTTCCTTCTGCACTCATATATGTTGATGTGCTGTAATAATTTTTTCTTTGTTCAGGATTATCCATATATACAAAAGGTGTTTTATAAATACTTAATATGTTACTTGTATCAAAAGCGTCACCTGATTCTTGTTGAAATACTTTACCTGAACTAGCCCCATGTATAACAAATTCTGTTTGACCTACGTAACCACTGTCTGCACAAGTACATTCTATACCTGATATTTGACCAAACTCAAAGGAGTAGTTACCTTGAAATTCTCTTAGTGCTCCTATAATTCCTGCTGAACCTGATGTAGAAAACATATATCTAAACTGTGACTTAGACCTTATAATAACAGAAGATAAATTACTTAATGTTTCTCCTGTAATAATATTATTAACTGTTGACTGTATGTTTTTAGATATTGTTTCTAAATTAACATCACCAATTTTGTTTGTACCACCAATCGGTCTAATACCATCAGGTGAAAGAAAAAGCAAATCACCACCTAATTCTACCACACTATCTCTTGCAAGGCAACCTAAATTTGATGTAACTGTTTCTAATCTAAAGTTAGCTGAGTTTTCACCCACTAGTCTTTTAATATTATTAGTTCCAAATATATAGAGTACGTTACGAAACTTTTTAATCGCTATTATTTCAAATCCTACATTTATAACTCCACCACCATTTGCAGGACTAAAATCTGTTTCTGATGTAGGAGCACTAAAATGCAAGTTACTTACTTCTGCAGGATCACCTGTTAAAAATAAATGGTTTTGAAACTCTGCAGATATAGTAGGGTCTGTTGGAGCATTAGTATCTGTTATTTGTATATAGTTTGTTCCATCATATGTAGCTGCAGGATTAATACCATCTGTTAAAACTATTTTAGGTACACCAAAGTTAATTTTTTCAAATCGTACTTTAGTTACCCCTGTCATCGTAGGATTAGCAGGTCTGTATTGTCCTGCACCTGAACCTACTTCTATGTTACCTGTAACTGCACCACTAGAAGCTATCTGTGTAATTGTATTAAAAAAATTTATACTCGTTACTGTAGCATCTGCTGCAGGTCCAGTTATAATTTCTTCTAAAGTTGTACCTAAAAAATCTGTACCTGTAATAGTAAACGTAATACTTGAAACATCTCCACCTGCTGAAAATATAGTAACTTTTCTAGGTTGTTCTGCTGCAGATGTAGTAAAGTTAATTGTGTTAGATGAGTGTAATGCACCATTAATAGTTAAGTTAGCAGCCCCTGAGTTTGTTTGTGCTGCACATACACCGTTCCTATCATTAGCTATTAAGTCAGATGTTACTTCTACCCAACCTACTCTGGTAGCTGCTCCTGTTGCTGTTGTAGCAGACTCTGATGAAACTCCAGTTATTACATTACCTGAAGCAAATACTATTGTAGGATTAAATCCAAAGTCTACTGTTAACTCTGCAGATGCTGTAGCTTTAACTACTCCTTCTGCACTAACTGCTGTGGCATCACTTGAACTTGTTACGGCTGTTATAGTTTCACCTACTGTAAAGTTTGTACCCTGACCAGATGTCACAGCTATTGTAAAATAAAAATTCCAATGATGAAGATAGTTAGCTGCTGAACCTTCTCTAGCTGCTAGTATCCCTTGATGTATTCCGTTAGCTACGCACACACCTAATACTGATTTACCACTTGCACCTGTAACAGTCCCCATGTTATTTGCAAAACCAGATATTCTTCTATATCCACCCTCTAGGTTAGGCTCATAGTTTACTAACTGTGTAGCTGCACCTGGAGATTCTGAACCTAGAGACAAAACATCTGATCCAGTATTTAGACCGCCTCTGCAGACAGATTTAAATGTGGAGACTGCATCTGCCATTAAGAACTCAGACTTAACATATTAGAAGAGTAACTAGCTTTTTGAATAACAGTAGACCTTACAGACAGTGGATCATCAAGTAGTAGTCTACGCATAGACTTAACACCCTCTTTAAATTTTTGTTGGTGTATCTGAGCACTTTGTTCATTTGATCTAAATCTCATCATATAGACCATTGCACCATCAATAATTATAAACTTAAACCTATTAGGTATAATCATTGTATCAGTGTATGCAGATAAATCACTTGGGAATTTGTAGTACACAAACTCAACCACATAGGCTGCATCAGGAAGAGGAGTTACACCAAATTTTTCTTCTGCTGTTTGGTATACTACACTTGGTGCTGTACGTGCTGACGTACCAGAGTTTTCTTCTATAGACTTATAAAATCTTACGTATTGTTCAAAAGGTATTACAGACAAAGCTTTAGCAGAATTGTTTGAAGAAGATAAAGCTTGTAAGTAAAATGTATCCCAATCTACACTAGCGGTGTCTGCAGGAAAATCATATGTTCCTGTACCTGCTGTAAGTGTTTGGGTAGCAGTTGTTTTTAAAAATGGAAATTGATGTCCATCCTGTAAAATTTCTCGTATTGAATTATTAATAGCATCTTTAGCTATAGCCTGAACATTCTTAGCGGTATCAAACCCATCACCTGAAGTAGGGAGAGGAACTTCATTCATCCTACGTAGTAGGTCATTTACTAAAGTTATATACGTTGTTGACATCCGCTATCCTTATATTAAGCTAAAGAGGGCAAGTTTCCCTGCCCCCTTATTTGATTTAAGCTAGTAAGTCTCTGTCAACCTCTGCTGCAATATTATCGTCTGCACCTGTATCAGATACATCCATCATAATTGCCCAGAAACGGAGTTTACCAAGAGTAACATCTCCTTCTGTTGCAAATTTAACAGAAATAATATCTGTACCTGCACCTGAACCAATAAC